CCACCAAGACCGGCTGTGTGATCTCTTTTACAGAAAGTTTGACTACAATGAACTACCTGATACCATCCTTGTGGGTGTGTATTTCCTTTGCTATCATAGCGGGGAGTAGCTCGAACTGGTGGGAGAGTGATTTAGGTGCTGGAATCCTTGGCTGGAATTTGTTTAACATAGTCTATTACTTTGTTGGGGTACTAAGAAATGGGCTACGTTATCTTCCTCCTGGTGACCGCGTTGGATTTAGGCCTCGGCTTTATTTCCATAGCGGATTTTTCCTGTTATTCCTGATGATGACAGGCATTGTGCAACGTGTATGCTTCTACATGACGCCCGATGAACGGTTAAATGAATTAGCGGTAGCGCTATTCATTCACCTTGTATATAACATCTGGATTAGACTGGTTCAATATAGAATCAGAATTGTACATAGATATACTTCTATTGGGCCCTACTCTACTATTCGGGTAGGTGACCAGAGACCTGAGGCCATCAGGCGCTCTGATTTGAAATATCCAGACTCCAATATTCATCATTGGAGATATGAAAAACTCAAGGTACTTGAGTATAGCCGGTGGTCGGTATTTGAAGGAATTATTTATATTCTTTTCAGTATTGATCATCCGAGACACTGGGAGGTCGAGGCAGAAGTCCCCCAGTTGTTAACACAGAATCTGCAAATGGTATCCGGCAAAGTCGATAAGCACGTAGACTTTGTTGCTAGTAGTGAGATGTTGGCGCAACTCAACACAGCTGCTATAATGATGCCTGGCTCTGAGGATCACGTGGTCAGCGAACGTATTAAGTATACACTTAAGAACATTTGCAGCGTGAATCATGACCGATATGAGTTCCTAAATCAAAATTCTTCTTTACAGCATGTCTGTGCCCTCGCCTTTGCAATATACAAGCAATCGCAAGAGCGGATGGTTAATCTCCCTTTTCCCTCCGCCCCGACGGTGACCAATTAGTCGCATTCGGATATAGGGCCAGTGAAGTGGACCTTCCAGAGGTGCCTCCAATCAAAGACTCAGCAGAAATAGTTGAGAAACCCGTGGATACAAAAGAACGCCCGGTTGTTTCTGCCAGTCTTGGTTGCCATGTAGTAGGCGCTCTGATGCCTCACCCTGACCCTGCTGACCGCGAGACTTGTATTCTCGGGGGCAAGAAGAGATTTTTGACCAAAACACCAGAACCTGATGATGAACTCCTTTCAGAGCTTAATGCTTTTGTCAGAAAATGGCTCCGAGAGAATTTGACACCTCTCGCATCTGACAGTGACACTTCTGTAGACAATTGGTTGTCCCATACTAACTATCCCGGCTGGCGGAAGTCACAGCTCTTACAGAAATGGCAGAATGTCACGAGCAAATTTGAACGCAAATAACACAAAGTAAAAATGTTTGTGAAGGATGAGTCTTATCCTGAATACAAACATGCACGGA